TTGCGGCCAGGGCCACGGTCTGGTCATCTACGATGCAGACGCTGTCCCCTACATTGGCCTGGGTCGCCGTGCCGCTGAAGTTCATCAGGTGCAGGCCGTCCCGCTCGTACTCTGCGGTCAGATCGCCGTTGGCCCCGGCGGAGTTGTCCTGCTGTCCGGCGCATACCCCGGCAAGCACAAGCCCTGCCGTGTCAGAGCCTGGCACCACATAACCGGCCGCATTATGGCAAACCATGCCCCCGCCATAGAGTTTGGTCGAGGCTGCAACCGGCCCCTGACCGATCCTGCCGTCCTTTCTCCGGGTATCCCGGTCTTCCGTTAATGCCGTCATGTCTGTTTCCTCTCAAATTTCAGGTTAAAGTGATGACAAAATGACTATTCTTTTTCCGTCAAATCATCAGGGTCAACATCCATCATGCCGGCCACCTGCATAACGGCGTCTTTGTTTTTTGAGTCGTCCGGTGTAAACGATCTCCCTGGCAATTTGTCCATGGGCACCACCACAGACGCCTTGGCCACATACACCTTAAAGCCGTCCAGATCCTTGCGGGCATAGTCCATGGCCCAATCCTTTTGCGCCGGAGTAACCTTCCCGGCATCCATAGCCGCCGCCACCGCGTCCGCCGCGTCCCGTTCCGCCAGCCGGTCCTCAAGGGCCTTGAGCTGGTCTGCAGTTGCACCTGTACTTGCGGTCTGCTTCAGGGCCAGGATGGACGCCTCCACAACAGATACCGTGTCATCGGGCTTAAGCCCCAGTGCGGCGGTAACCCGTTCCGGCATGACCTCTTTAGCCTCGCCCTCCGGCAGTTTCACCCCAAGCGCGGCGATAGCGGCCACAATCATATCGTCCGTGGCATCTTCAGCCAGCCCCAGCGCGGCGATCAATTTTTCTCTGTCCATAATTGTCTCCTCGTTCTCCACCATCCCGGCTTCAAGCGCCGCCAGGATGGGCGTTAAATTATCGGTCTTGGGCCGATTGGTCAGCGCCACGCTGTCCAGATAGCAGACCCGTTTGTCACTTTTTTTGATCCCGAACACCGGGGAAAAATACTTGTACTCCCGGGCCGCCAGATGGGCCGCAGCCTTATCGGTCCAGGAAACACGGGCCATGATGCCCTTTCCGTCTTCCCAGGCCAGTTCCTCAATCCACCCGGCCGCCGGTGCACCGGCGGCAATCTCGCCGCGATGCTGGACACTGGCATGCTCGTAATCAAAATGGATCTGGTTGCCCCGGCTCCGGATGGCTTCCATCATCAGTTTGAAACCCGCCTGGTCCACCAAAAACTTTTTGCCGTCGGCAAGACGTCCCCATCCGGCTGCAAACAGCAGCACCCATTCCGGGGCTTTGCCGGTATCTGTATCCAGGGAAGCAATCATCTGTAAAATTTTTAACATGCTTAAAATCCTTTATCCTTTGCCTCAAGCTGCGTGATTGAATAGTGCCTGCTGCCCTGTACCATCGTGGCTTTATAGCGCTTATCCGCTACATCGCTGACGATCTGTAAGGCATCCCCATGCCTGATGACATTCCCGGTTTCGATGAGTGTCTGAATCAGTGAAAAATCATCAATGGAAATGTCAGGGGCAGCGGACTTGATGGCATCAATATGTGCTTTGGAGATCCAGACCGTCTGGGCCTTGCTGCCCATGGCCGCTCTATCCGCTCCGGACAACACAGCCACCGGGAACTCACCGGCAATCTTGCCATCAAAAAACCGTTCAAACACCGGCCCCTTTAAGAACTCGGACACAAACGGACGGGCAATGTCATAATCCAGTGTCTCCATCCGATCCGCCAGCACCTTGTAAGATCTGTCTCTGGCCTTCCCAGGGTTGTAATCAAACCCCGGGTCAATTCCCTGGGGAACCTGCTTGACGTTGCCGTCCCGGTCCGTATACTCCCGGTACTTAATCTCCGGTGCCGTATCCGGACCTTTCTTTCCCATGCGTTTCAAATCTCTGTCAGACACGGAATCCACCCGGCAGTTGCACCCCCATCCGTTCTGGGGCGCGTGACTGTCCCACCAGGGATCGTTATATGGCAGTACTAATCCGTTCCAGGCTTGATGTTTGGGCCTGGGATTGGCCGAGCCGGAGTGCCGATACATCAGATAGGGCCGCAAGCGCACAACATCCGGATCAGTCACCTGTTCCCACCGCCCCGTGTTATAAGCGCTGCGCAGATTTGTATGGTAAATCACCCGGGTGCGCCAGTTCCGGCCGCCCTTGTACCGCCAGCCGTGATCCGATACAATCTTGTCAAAATCTGTTCTAAAGCTCTCCAGGGTGCCGCCTCCGGCAATCACACGGTCAACTGCCCCACGCAGATCTGTCAACAGCTCGGCCTTCATTGCCCCGGCCACCATAAACCCCTTGGCGTGCATCTCCTTGGCAAGGTCGTCATACCGCTCCGTGGGCACATTAAGCTTGTCCCTGAAAAACCGGATCGCCTCATTAAAAGGCATGGCACCGTATTCCACAGACGCCTTAACCATTTGACGCCTCATACCGCCCGCCCAGCTCCGACGCCAGCATGGCCCGTTCAATCACAGACCCCAGGGCCGCCGTGTCCATGTCCGGCCAGGCCCGGACCAGGGCATCACGGAACTCTTCCAAAGACTCCGCCCCGGCCAGGATCTCTTTTACCGGCTCCAGCATCGCGGCAATGGATGTGTCAGACGCTTCCCCGATCTGTTCCAAAACCATGCCTGTGAAGTCCATTTCTTCGTTTTCAGGCTCATTTGGCTGTTTCGCAGCTACATGTACCATAGACGCCTCAATCTCATTTTTAGGGGCAATTTTAGCCCGAAGGCACTCTTCATCCTTTTCCGGGGCAGGGATGTTGAATTTCTCCCGCACATGGGAGACGGGGATATCCATCCGGTCGGCGAATTTATCCAGCAGTTCGGCATGTTCCTCCGGATTAAATTTTTTGAACGAACCCCGGTATTTTGGCACTGCAACGTCCCACCCGAAGTTGAACCCCACCCATGGCCGTATCAGCTGGCCACGGATGGTGCCGGCAAGGGCTCTGGCATCGGCATTGATCAGATCATGCCGCACATCGTTATGGGTGTTTGCAGCCGCATAAGAGCCCCTGCCGTCAACATCACTAGTGAGCGTCCCGCCCAGAATCGCCTTTGACATCTCCTTGTTGGCAAAACCGGCCAGGCCCTTGTAAAGGTCGCCGGATGCTTGTCCGGACATTGCGTTTTCAAAAGAGATCTCTGTAGACTTTGAGATAATCCCCGCCGCATCGGTGCCAAGGGCCTGCACGGCAATGGCAAGCGCCTCCTTGTCCTCCTTGCTGGCACCCGGATCATACTTGCCAAGGCGCAGGGGCATGCCGTACACCTCGCAGAATATAACCCAGTCCTTGACCGAATAATTCTTAAACAGATACCACCAGGCGCATATCCGGTAGATCCCTGCACGTACCACATGTCCTGACATACCGCCGTACCTGTGCATCATCACCCTGAACGGAGGGATATCAATACCCAGCGGATCTTCATCCGTAATCAACAGCGGCACACGGCTTAAAATCCCGGACCCGTCCGTAAACCTGAACCGCTTCTGTTCAATAAACTCAAACTTGTCCACCCACACCTGGCCCTCGGAATAATCCCAGTGCAGCTCAATTGGGGCATACCCCTTGCCCACGGCGTCCTGGAGGGAGACCAGGATATCCGGCCAGTTGGTAATCCCGTCCAGGTATTCATTGACCGCCTCGGCCACTGCATGGTCCCGCTTGTCATCGGACGCCGGCTCCAGTACGAAATCTGCGTCCAGTATCACGTTGCGACGCTTGGACATATCCCCGGTAATGTGGCCGTCCCGCTCCTCGATCTGGTCAAACAGCTCGGCCTGGCGGCTGATCTCGCCTGCGTCCGCCTCTTTAAGCAGCTCTGCCAGCCGCTCCGGCGTTAACCCGTCCGCCACATAATCCCGAAACCCGTCGGTCAGGGGCGCCGCCGGCATGGGATTTCTGTCCGGCCTCTTTTCCGGCCGCTTCAGCAGCCTCATGAACTGATCGTAGATCCTGCGCATCACCAGCACCCCGCTTTCTTAAACCGCCGTGGCGTGACGGATTCGTATTCGATATCTCCCACCGGCTGGTCCGCCGCATGGATTGCCAAGGCCAGCGCCCAGAATCGGTCACTGTGGCCATTGGCCCCACGGTCCGCCTCAAACCGGATATTTCCGGCTGCCGTGGTCACTTTTTTAATGCCACGCAAATCCGCCCGGATCTGGTCATCCTTGGGGATCTTGACAGCCTTGTCTTCGAATAGCGCCCGGACCGGATACGCCAGTTCCTCCTTGATCTGCGCTGAAAAACGCACCCCCTCAACCCGGTAAGTTCCGAATTTCTCCTGGGCACGCTCGACAAGCTGCATACCCAGTCCAGTTGAATCAATACAGGCCCGCCGAACAGCGGGAACTGCCAATAGATCATATAAAACCGTCTCCTGCTCCGAAAATGTCCGGTTCTGAAGGGTAATGATCCGCCGGGTAAAAAAGGTCCCGGAGACCCGTTCCAAAATCCACATCACCGTCAAATCACTGGTCCGGCCCACGTCCATACCCAGGTACAACTCCTTTTCATCCCCGGTCATCTCCCACACCACGCCCGGCCGGTACTCACAGGCGGCAATCATGTCATAGGAGATAAACGCCCCTGCATCGTCCGCCGGCACACACATGTACTCCTGGAGGAACTGCTCTTCGGACGCACACCCGGACCGGATAAAATCAAAGTAATCCTGCTCATCCATCTCCAGGCACTCATGTCCCCGAGGCAGGTTCTCCTGGAGCTTGAATAAAAAGCCCTGGTCCAGGGCCGTCTCCAGGGTCACCGTGTGCAGGGAAAATCCCTTGGGGTTGCCCCGGTGCTTGATATCCTCCACCAGCTCGTTGAAAAAGTTGGCCGATCCCCGGTGGGTGGAGATGATCTCCATCTGACCGCCCCAGGTGATGCCCGGATAGGCGATGGAATAAAGCTTTCTTGGGTCAGGATGCAGGGCAAATTCGTCGAGCACACGCCCGCCCCGCTTACCGGCCTGGGCATCGGCGTTGGAACTCATGGAGTGGATGCGCTTGCCGTTGGCAAAGCTGATCACATAGGCCGACAGCTTTTTGGCATCGTCTACCACCATCACGCCCATATCCTTTGCTACGGCATTGAGCATGCCCGCAAACTTCTTGCAGTCCTCAAGAAAAAGCCTGGCCTGGATATCATCCCTGGAAGAGACCCACTGGTCGTGCTTTGCCTCCCTGGGTGCCGTGCGCTCCACCGTTGCAAAAGCAGAGCTCCAGGACAACCCGATCTGCCGGGATTTCTCCATGAGCTTAAGCCGGCTCTGGTCCGCAATCCATGCGTCCTGGTACGGCAAAAACAGTTTGCCCGGCGCCTTGGGTATGTTATTGGCTCTGCCTGTCATAGGTTCAGCATGCTCCGGATCTCTTTGAGTCGTTCCGCATCCGGGATATGGTCTCCCAGGGTCTGTTCCACTGCGGCAAGGGCCTCTTCCTGGGCCTGTTTTCTCACCTGGTTCTCCCGATCCAGGGTGATTTTGCTGGACCGCTCAATGCGCTGGGATATCAAAGCGATCTTGTTCAGGGTGTCCACGTCCACTTCGCCGCCATTGAGCACCAGATTAAACGCCAGGGTCTTCACAATCTCCGTCACACCCCGGCCGATATCCGTGCCTTTCTGTTCGTTTAGACCGCCCACCAAAGCGTCTGCAGCCTCCCGGGCCTCGCGCATCATGGCCCCTTTCTCCTCCACGGCCATGGCGTACCGCCCCAGGGCACTCTTACTTATTGGCTTCTCCCCCCGGACCTGGAGCACGGGGTTGATCGCCTCAAGGATCTTGGTCTGGGTCAAGCGCCGGTCCCTCAGGGCCGCGTTGATCTCCACCCGCAGATCTTCCGGCAGCTGGTCTATGGATGAGGGCCGTCCCCGGCCTTTACGTTTGTTTTTGGCCATATTTACCGCCGTTTCATCCTTGGCGTGGGCCGACGCACCCCCGGCACCGTAACCCGGCCTTTTGCCGCGTCCAGGCCCCGTGTGGTCAGCGTGGCAACCATGATGCCCGGGTCGTCATCCAGTTCCACCAGCCCCTGGTCTGCCAGCCATGCCAGCTCCGTGCGCACCCGGTCCCGGCCAGGTGTAAACCCGTATGGCTCGGTCCCGTCCGCCAGGATGGATTCATTCAGCGAATAGCTGGCCGTCTCTTCCAGCAGCCGAAGCAGGGTTATCCGCAGGTGCTGGGATATGGTATCGTTCAGGCTCATGATTTGTTCTCCGGCTTCATTAAAGTATCCAGGATCATATCCACGGACCCGCCGATATTATCCAAAGACCCATTCATTTCTGACACCTGATCGGACACTTTGTTGATCCGGTCATGCACAGCGGCAAGATCACGGTGTCCGATCTTATTCTCTTCCAGGCGTATCACGCGTTTATCAACTTTTTGGATATCACACTTGACTGCGGCAACATCCTTTCCGTGTGCCTTGTCTTTATTCGTGATCCAGACACCCAGCCAGACAACGACATTGACCACTGCCGAAATCACCATGAACCAGAACTGCAACGCCTTGTAATCAATCACGACGCCCTCTCAAATACTGCCTGGCACGGCAGGCACCGGCAGCATCCCGGCATTGCCTTTCGCCGGGCCAAGGGGATTGGCTCCCCGCAGTCAATGCACTCACTACAGCCGGGCTGGTCATATCCGTTCCGGGCCTTTTCAATGGCTTTGTTCCGTAAAAATTGCTCATGGCCGGCGGCAATATCGCACTCATCCATCACATCCCCTTGTTTCCGGTGATCATGGATATTACCTTGGCGGCTGCGCCCTTGGCCTGGGCCGTCTTCTCTGCACTGCGTCCGACCATCCACACGGAACAGACCCCGCCCCAGGCCCACCAGAATTCTTGGGGCAGCGCCAGTAACGGCAGCGTGGGCATTTCGGTTTTAAACAATCCGGCAAAATAGAACACCATGGGAAACACCACATGCACCAGACCGATGAACACCAGGCCCATATAAACCACACTGGGCCGCGCCCGTTTGGTGTACGCATCCGCCTGGTTCATCTCCGACACAATGATGTCCCGTTTCAATGCGTCCCGCTGCACGTCCCGTTCGTCAATGGCCTGACTCAACTTGGCCTGCATCGCCGCCCGGTCCGCTTCAGTCATCTGTTTGGGGAAAAACCTGTCCAGAAGTCCGCCGGCAAAATCAAAGGCCGATCCAAGGCCTGTCAAATCAAGTCCCATGCGTCCTCCTTAGGCCACCAGGCCGGTAAAATATTTACCGCCGGAATAGGTCAGCACCTGGCGGCGGTTGGCCCCGGCCTTATAGCTCACATGCACCCACCCGGAATGGGGCTTGCCCAGGGTGTGGCACTCCAGGATCAGCTGGTCTAAAATCAGATTCTTGCGCATCCAGTCGGCCAGGTCGTAATTGCTGACGCCCGGCACCTCAAAGTCCACGGCCTCGCCCTTGCAGTGCTGGGAGGTCTTTGAACCGCCTACCGCCGCGTTGAGTTCCGGGCTGCGGTAGCCGCTGGACGGAACGATCGGAACCCCGTAATGCAGGCGCACGGGCTCCAGGATCTGCACGCACAGGTCCCGGAGCTTATGCACCACATCCTGGGGCGGCAGATTATAAATACCTTTGCGCGCTGCGGTCTGGGACCGGGTCAGCTCGCGCAGGGTAAAATTCTCTGTCAGCTGGAATTCTTTAGTATCCATATCCGTCTCTCCCGGCAGGTGCGGCCACCGCAAGCCGGCACCATAAATGGCCAGCCTGTATCCGCAATCCATGCCCTTGGCTCCAGGGGGGTGATCCCCCATGAAAAATTAATGCTTATGGATACTGTTTAGATAAGATCGTGATTGAATGAAAATAACGTGTTTCAAGAAGATATTGAGAGGATGGAAAGGAAAAACCGGGCGGCCCGATAAAGCCGCCCGGTTTTCTTTAAATTGACCCGAGCCCCAAGCCGACACCTGCCGGGCGGGCTATCCATTGAGGGGCAAAACCGAAGCGTTTGCACAATTCCGGACTGTCAATGTCCAGGGCTACCGGGTTCCGATGCTTGGGCTTTGGTCAATTTTCTATATTATTAAGTTTATTCTTAACTTCAAAAAATAATTTCGTTTCAGTTTTTATTCATCTTGACAAATTTCAAGCTGATACGGCTTATCAGGCCAGATCAAATTAATTGTTTTTCGGCCAATGTTTGCAGATGCTCCCATGACGAACGATAGTGCCAAGACGTATATCCAAAGCTTTCTTCCAAATTTTACCATTACGGTTTATCTCCTCTTAACGCTCTTGATCATTGGCGACATGAAAGGGTTTAACTCGCTTCCATTCCCGGCATACAAGAGTCGTGTTTCCACTTTCTTCGCTCCATTTTCCAGTACACTTATAATCCCACCGGCAAAGAAAGCATTCTTCTCCGACAGCTGTAATGATGATGCGATCAGGACCAAAACCTTCATCGCCTTCCAATATTGTCCCAACACCCCACCCGTTAAGATAGAGCGTTTCTTTTTCGGTCTTTCCTCTTAACATTTTCATTTCCTCTGCCCCCGCCGGAACCCAGACCGGGCCATTGGCTGTTTGTAAGTTGTCCGGATTTTACGGATAACTGCTGAGTTGCCGGTTACATCCCACGCGATAGGTAAAAATCCCTCCATGTTTTTTAATTCATGGATAATTCCGTATGTGTTTTTGTTCCTTGAAAGATCAATAATAATTGGGGCTGTTTGTCTTATATACGCATGAGTTACATCTCCATCATAATCGTCAATTAAAGTTTGACCTCCTGTCCAAAAAAGCAGCTGCTCTTTCATCGCTTCTATTGTTGCTGGGCTGTCATCAATCTGTATTGATGCCTCCCACCAATCAAACTTGATATGGTAGTTTTTAATCATTTTCAAAACTCCAAAGATAAATTTTATCCGGTAATATTCTTTAATCGTTTAGATAAGCACATGGGCGGGTATACAGCATCAAAACAACTCATTCTGAGTGTCCCGGGCAGGCAACCTACGCCGACGCTCTTCATTGACGATTTGCCGTGTTCTGGACTCGCTGAGGCCGTATTTAACCGCCACCCGCTTATAATTCCCGTTCTCCACGAAATCATCGTACATCCGGCGTTGTTTCAACTGTCGTGTCAGGGTCTCAAGCTTTGGGACATACAGCTGGCACCCGGCAAACCCGTTCACCAGGGCCAATGCCGCAGGCATCCCGATCAGCCGGGCCACCGCCCGGAACTCCTCGGGCAGATCATCCATCTGTATGTCGTTGACGTCAATCATAAATCCGTTTCAAACTGTACTTCGCCGGTATTGGGGTCATAGAGCTGTATATCCTTGATCTACACCCCGGTAATCTCCACAAACTCACGGATCATGCCCTGGATATCAGTTTCCAAACGGTTCAGCCGGATAATCTTGTCGCGCCAGTTCGCAATGGCCAGATCTTTTGCCTGTTCAACAATTCTTTTTTTATCCATGTCGTATCCCCCCTACAAAGCCGCAAAATCAAGGCTGACCGGCGACCATTTATCTTCATTTCCGATCCGTTCATACACCCGCATATAGCTCTTTGACCCCACCACCTGCAGGCTGTCTGATATCGCGTCCATGGCCTTTTTCCAATCCGGATCATTGATCTCAAGCCGCCGGAGGGAAAGAATCCGCCCCAAATTGAACTTGCCCTCATGGTCCACGGCAAAGGCATCATTAATGATCGTCTTAACCTCGCTGCGGCTATCCTCCGTCCAGGAGATCAGCAACTTGTCAATGATGGCCTTTGCCGCATTCATCCGTTCGTCAGGAATCACATACTCTGCGATCTGCACCTGGACTTTATACTTGCCATCGAAGGTCAGCAGGTTCAGATTTCCCTTCCGACCCCCCAGCTTGACCCCGTACTCATTGGCCGACATCTCAACAAACGCCTCTATCTCTGACATGGCCATCCCCTTGAACTTCACCATATCCGCCTGCACAGCCCTGGCATTATCCAAGATGTGCCGAACCAGCCCGTCCCTGGTCTTGTCGATCTCCCGGACGTTGTCCACATGCACCAGACGACCCTGGCCGTCTTCCATGTAATCATTCATATTCATGACATCCCCCTTATACCGGCATCCGGTTAAAATAATCGTTGATGATCCAAAGAATATGCTGATCAACGGCTCTGAAATCATTCCTTGCATCCACTTCAAGCTTAACGTACATCTCCGGATACGCGTCAAAATCAAGACTCACAGACCCAACCCGTTTAGCCAGTGATTTTTTAAGATCCCGGACCTTTTGTTTTTCCCGATGGCAATCCCTGCACCAAGACGACAACCCGCTCTTAACCCGCTTTTCTTTGTAAAAATACGCTTCCGTGGCAGGCAGTTCCCGGGCGCATAAGGTACACACCTTTGTCTTTTCAGCCCCATCCGCCGCCTGATCTTCTTTTTCCTTCCGGACCTCCTTGAGGATATCCAGCAACTGTTCGCCTTTAGCCCGCGTACTCATGATCACCCCCCTTACTAATTGCACCTGGCACGATATCAGCCAGACTCTTATACTTGTAGTTTTCAGGCATATTCTTCCAGGAGCTGACAGACACAACATTATTGCTGTAGTGATCAACAAGAAATGATAAGCCGAGTGGGAAATGACAGTAAACGGTCAGGCTCTTATCCATTCCACCCCACCGGCCGAAAGCGATCCGGCCCTTGGTCTGCCGAACGGACTCCCGGATAACATCGTTAACAACGAACCGATTCGGGTTGCCGCCGACACGAATTTTCCAGTTTTTAACAAAATGTTTTGTCAGATTTAACATTGCTTTGAAACATCCTTTCGCATCCTGTTCCTGTTTTGATGATAAATCATCATCTTGAGCACCTTGTGCAGGTCCTCCGCTTCCAGCCATTGCACGGTGTCCACCCCGAACCGCTTATGGGCAATACTGTCCACATACCCCCATGGCAGCCCCATATCCAGCAAAATAGCCTCAAGCTTTGCCATGATATCCCGCTTCCGCATCGGCAACCCTGCAGCCTTCCGGGTCCGCTTGCGCGGCTTGGATGTGGTCCGGAATCCAAGCGCATCAAACTTTGACATAACCTTGTCAAACGTTACGTCAGTCAGTTCCGTTGACGATGATGCCCCAACGCTGCCGAGCAGATCCCTGTACTCATCATCTGTCATGCCGGTCTGGAGCTTTGCGATATGGATCACTGCCTTTTTAGCCTTGCTGATCATACGTCTACCTCCTTATCTGTATACAGATCCTCACGCGCCAAGGAGAAAAAGTTCTTTCCAATAGCCAGGCGTTCAACTTCGGCATGCATCCCGTCCTGTTCCTTGATCAACCCAATCAGTTCCCCAACGGAGATGTCATACAGCCCTTTCCCGGTTTTCTGAACCCGGGCGGCCAAACCTGCAGACGCCCAGGACGCCATGCCGCATATCCCGCCGATTTCAACAGACGCAATCAATAGTTCATTGTGGAGATCATTTACAGCCAACCGCCTCACATCATCCTCGTCTTTGAGCGAATCATCCCACGGTACCCATCCGGTTGAATTTTTGTGTGTCATTTCAACTCCTTTTCTTGACAAGGGCAGCCGGTCCGGCTACCCTTGAATTGCAACCTCTCACAGTTGCCGTTAAGGCCTGGATCACGATGTGGACACATCGCCAGGCCGTTTCTTTTCCTCAAAGTCCTCCATTGCCGTGGAAAAATAATCCCGGGTATTCGGATCAAACAGGTAAAAACACCGGCCCATCAACGGGGCAAGCTCACCCGCATCGTCGGATACGGTGTACACCATGGGTGCCCCGAACTTGCTTTTAGGATTTGTCACCCGGGTGCCGATCAGCAGCCCGGCCCGACGAAGCAAAGCCACATACTGCCGGGTGGTGGTATCGTTAGCCAGCTTCAGCTCAAGCAGGTCATCAATACCGAACCGTTTCAGCTCACGGATGGCAATCCACAACCGCTTTTCAGGCCCATGATCGGCCAGACTCGGCCTTGATCCGGCTACATCCGTCAACACAGGGGCCTTGGACGCATGGGGATCAAACTGCCTCCGGCCTTCCTGGGTGAGACGCCACAGCTTCTTTTGATTGTCCATCCCGGCCCTGGCAATATACCCGGAAGCCTCATACGCCTTGACCTTGTTAAAAACAAATGACGTACTCAATCCGGTAAGCCGCTCCAAAAGCGCGTATGAAAAGGTGCGGTTCACGGTCATGGCCCGCTGCAGTTTCACAGCCTTGTGCATTATTTACTCCTCCCCGGCGCCAGTCTCCGGTCCGGCAACATCTCCACCAGATCCATGGGCACATCACTGGTATCATTGGCCTTTGCCACACGCTCCAGGTCCACCATATCGTGGTACAGCAGACGGAAACTGCCCTGACACCGCTTTAACAGCCCGTTCGCCGCCTGGGCATCAATCTTGATACCGCACGCCTTTAGCCCGAACAGCACCACATCATCCACAATCACCGGCCCGAAATTCACCACCCGGGTCACCCGCTGCCATATCCTGGCACGGGCCTTGAGCTGGGCATACAGGGTAGGCTCTCCGATCAGCACCACAGGGCAGCCGGTCTCGTCGTGTATATCCCGCAAATGCTCAACCAGACGGATATTCAGCCGGTCTGCTTCATCAATCAGCAACGCCCGGGGCCGCTGGTCTAATTCCTCAATAATAATGCGCTTGGCCCGGTCAACCATGCCCGGGTTCATGCCGTTCAGATTCCGGCATATGGTCGCCAGCATAGCCCGGGCCGTCCAGTCTTCATACACACGGATATACGTGACATTCTCATGATTCACGGCATATTCCTTTGCACATTCCGACTTGCCCCGGCCGGCTTCACCCCATGCCACCATAAAGCCTGGCTGGCCTTTTTCAGTGTCCAGCACAACGCCCAGGGCGTCACGGAAGTCAAGCACCCTTGATGTGACGATAAATACGTTTTTCATTCAGTCAGTCTCCTTTACAATTACAGGATTAACTTCAGATCCTCGAACCGCTCCCGGTAATTCTCCCACTTGGGCGCCGCCTCAAAGGATTCCATAAACACTTTGTCTTCATGAGATATTTCCCGGCCATGCTCATGCACCAGCCGGAAACACCATTCATACCTGTCCACCTCAGACTTCCAGAATTTTGGCCTTGGAATTTCAGGTTCAACCGCCATATCCGCCTCTGTCTTCTCCACCAGCTGCTCGATCCGCTTTACCTCTTTTTCAGCCACTTGTTCCGGTTTTGTGAGCGCATAAACACCGTCAGCCTCCGCCTTTCCAGGACCTCTGACCGGAGACTTTTCTTTTGGGATGGCCACATCTATGGCGTCAAGATAGGTGTTGTCAGCCTGCCCGCTAAGTCCTGCAAGTGCCGTAAGCTGCGCCTTTGCATTCTTTACCACCCGACGCTGGCGCTTGATCTCGCCTTCCACCTGCTCAATGGCCACCTTGTCCCCGAACAGGTTGGCAATGGGATGACATGCCCGCACCGGATACGCCTCACCCATGTAAATTCCGTCATCGGTCCAGCACCAGATCCGGCTCAAATCCGCCGTATCTACCTGTGCCGTTGCCTTAAAATTTTCGTCCAGATTGTCAAAGGCGTCCGATTCGTAATCAATCCCCCACAACACAGCACGGCCACGCCGGATGTGGATCTCCACAGGAATAAGGAAATCAAGATGAAGCTGGGCCGGATCAATGCCAGGTCCCATACCGGCCTCAAGCCGCTCCAGGGGGGAAAATTTCAGGTCCGTGTGCGGTTGTATGGCATACCATCGGATATACTGATCAACAATAACAGCCGCTTCACGTATGGTGGGCACCCACCCGCCGGTCTGGATCTGGTGAATTTTCTGGTGGAATTTTTCGTTTCGATGCAGACGGGCAGGTTTGGTCTGGATGGAATCTCCGGTGAAGGATGACAGCTGGGATTCAAGCTGATCCTGAAAAGTCAAAAAGAATCGCTCAACAACTTTAGCCCGGCCATTGTAAGGTTTTGCATGGAAGACTGCCGTGCCCACCCTGGCATAAAGGCCGTTCATCTCTTCAAAATCCAGATCCCGGCCTTTACCCTTGAACAGCTTTGCCTTAAACGCTTTGCCGTTATCCAGATACACACTGTCCGGATACCTGCCCAGGGCCATGCATGCATTTCGGAATGCGGCCATGATCACCCACTTGTTCTCCGTTGGCGCAATCTGCCATCCAAGGGGATACCTGGATTTCCAGTCAAAAAACACAATCAACGTCATGCGGCATGGCTGACCTGTCCTGGGGTGTCGAATCTGAAAGTTAAAAGTTTTGCCGTCTGCCACCAGGCATTGCCCAACCTCCAGCAGTTCCGGGTCCCGGGTGATGTACCGGGCGAATTTGTCCTTGTACGCCTTCTCACCCTCCCGGGCCAGGCAGACAACCCCGGCGTTATATTTCTCATAATCCTTGAGCCAACGGCGGAACGTGCTTTCACTCGGCTTTTCATCCAGCCCGGCCTTTTCCATGGCATACCATGCCCCACGGATGGACATAATCACGCTGGGCCGCTCCTGGCGAAGATAACACCGCAGAAAAAAAGCTTTTGCAGCATCGGAAAGCTGCCGCCCCTTGTACCGGGTTGTCCCGTGTTTCTTCCAGCCGCCCCGGCCGTCGCACAGGCAAAGGTAATTGTCATCGTGCTTTGCCAGCTTCTTATCCAGGGCCTCAAGGGTCTTTAACCGGATCTCCCCCACGGTCTCAAACACCTGGGGCAACATCACCCCGGCATTGTACGCCAGCAGGAAATCATCTGCCGCACGGCCCTTTTGCCCCCATCCGGCCCGCTCCTTTGCGATTCTGAAGGCATGAACCAGGTTGTACTTGGCCAGGCCTATCTTTTTGGACCGCCCGGGCACATCCGTATCATGCACCAGGGCTGGAAGCGTATCCCGGCCCACGGTCCTGCGATCAACCAGGGCTTGTTTCACATCCACTGGCAGCATGTCGGTAAAATAAAACCGCTCGGCACCGCCCTGTTTTTTCTGTTGCTTCACGGGCCAGTCATTCTTGAGCGCCCGCAACTGCACCGCCTTGGTGGTGACGCCCAGGGCGGCTGAGATTTTAGATTCAGCTACCAGTGCATTCATGGCATGTCAGCTCCTTTTTCCTTGTCGGCCAGGACCATTCCTGCTATGGATTCAAGATCTCCGAAAGTGTATGCGTCAACCATATTGGGAGGTTTGATCTTTGAACGTTGATATAAACAGAAATTGGTACCTTCTAACCTTGCAAAACAAAACGGGAACGAAGGGATGTTGGCTAAGAAATACGCTTGATCCGTCTTACAAAAAGCCTCGGCTGCCTTTTGGCGGAACGTCTGCCAAAGTTCATCGTCTTTTAGAACCGCTGAAAATAGCTCACGCCCTGATGATACAAGCGTTGGTACAAGTTGAAGAAAGACTTTCTCATCAATGTCTCGATATACATAAGGTCTATAACATTGAGACGCATTTTGATCCGACTGACGATTACCACTACATTGGCAAGGAATACTTCGCCCGGCAGATAGGCATCCCGTTTTTAGTGGCTGGCTTTTTCCTTCAATATAACGGTGATTATTTAAGGTTCTCATTTGATTTGACTCCTCTTTTCCCTGATGGCTTTCAATATGGGGGGTACGAATCCTTTGATCTCCCACGATCAATATTCCATCCTATTAAGGTAGCTGCCGACTTTTACAACGAATACGTTCAACGGCTCTTTGATATTGATTTTTTGATCATCCCTGTAAAATTCATGGACGGCCTGGCCGGTTCCTACCCTGGAACGCCTCTCCCGGATGGAGTGGTGCTGCTCGACATCTAATGATTGCACCATGGTGTTAATCCTCCGCCTCAACCATCTTGACCAGGTTTTTCAGCCACTTGACCACTTCTTTTTTGGACGAATTTTTCCATCCGTTGTCCTGCTCTTCTGAAATGATGTCCACCATGACCTGCCACTGGGCCTTAAAAATCTTACTCACAAGCTCTGTGCTCTCAAGTTCTCTCTTGGTCTCCTTAAGTTTACGTTTCTGGGTATCTCCCTTGATCTCCTTGGCCGCCTTGCCCACCAGGGAGGCGGTAAGCTTTTTGCCTTCGTTCAGCTGCTTCAACACCAAGGACCATGCTTTGACCTGGTCGTCCGGGGAAAGCCCTGTTAGTTTACGGGCCTGGGCTTCATTCACAGGAAGGATAATTTCACGCGGTTCCAGTGTGTTCGGGTCAAGATTCAGGGCATCACACAAATTCTGGTTCTCTTTTTCATCCGCAAAAGTGTCCGCAATTGCGGACACTTTATCCTCCAAAAATTTAACCGCACGATATCCATCCATTTTCTGGTGCGCCGTGCTTTTCCCCATATCCCACACATCCGAACAATATTTTTTGAAAGACTTATGCGTCTCCCGGTAAAGCATGGCGTCATGGATTTCCGCCAGTGCAGCCCCAACCTCAAGAAACGTCCCCAACCCTTTACGAATAATGCTTTCGCACTCCACCAGCCGCCCCCGTTCAGGATCTGTCAAAGGCCGTACGCCTGATTCTTCTAACGCTGCTGTAGTCTGTACCATTCTCACCATCCTCCCTTACGCAGCCACCCGGCCGTTCTTAAAATATTTTTTAGGGCATCCTTTATTTATAAGGAGCTCAGCCAAATCCTTTGACGTCCGTTCTCCCCGCACAAAAGCACTGACAAAAAATTCAGAACAGCCATACTCCTTGGCAATGACCTTCTGTTCAATATCCTGCCTGATCAACCAGAACTTTACCTCAAGCATCTTGGCTTTTTTCATAGTCCTAATTCCTCCATAACCCGTCGTTTCTTCTTGCTGCGCTGGCGTTCCTCGGCAACGATCTTGCCCAGTTCATAAAATGCATATTCTCTGTCATCCATGATCCCTATACCTGACCCGGACAACGCCGCCTTGACCACCCCGTCATCCCCGGTAATCACAAAAAAAGCCGCTGCATACTCCAGCGGCATCCGCCATCCGTTCTTGCTTTCTGCCGTCCAGTTTGCAATATGATTGACTGTGATCTTTTCACTTACCAGCCTGGACATCTCATCGGCAATCTCCTCCCGGCTGAGTTGACAGTCCCGCAATGTCCGTTTTAATGCCTCCTGGACCGCTGATTTTCGGCTGTAACTGCCTGCAAGCTCATCAAATGACCGCAAATTCGAGAAAGGAAGGTTGAGCTGGCGTTCCCTTGTGTCTGGGAATCTTTTCTTTTTTGTCATTGCCAAACCCCCGTGAAGAAAGTACCTTGTGATAGTTTTGCGCTAAACCTATATTGATTAATAATCTATAAATTATAGACTTGTCAAGAATAAATCT